ATGGTTTTCGCCCGCAACAGAATGGCAAAGAACAAGCCGCCTTCCCTGCTTTTAGAGCCGCAGGAAAGCGGCTTGTTTATTGCGGCAGATTTGAGCCTTACGGAAGAAGCGAAGCGCCTATACGCAAGCATTGACGCGGGCTTGATTTGCAAAATGTCGTGGGCGTTCACGGTATCCGAGGACGCATACAACAAAGACACGCACACACGAACGATCTTGAAGATCAAGAAGGTTTACGACGTTTCCGCCGTGAGTTATCCGGCGAACGCCGATACCGATATTTCGGCGCGTTCCTATTTCGACGGAGTGATCGAGAGGGAACGGCAGGAGCGGCTGGAGCGCCGGAAGCAAATTCTAAAAATCAAACTTATGATGGAGGTTTAACACAATGAGAATGAAAGAAATTGAAGCCCGCCTTGCGGCTATCAAGCAGGAGATCGAAACGCGCGGCGACGCTATGACCGCCGAGGAAATCGACGCGCTGGAACAGGAAACTTCCCAGCTTACCGAAGAGCGCGCCGGACTGATTGCCGCCGCCGAAAAGCGCAACGGCATTCTTGACAATATCGCAAAGGGCGCGGGCATTGTTTCCCGTTCCTTCCAGCAGACCGGAAACGGCGGGAACGACACGCCGGACGATCCCTTCGGTACGCCCGAATATCGTTCCGCATGGCTGAAAAACATTCGCCGCCTTCCGCTGAACGACGCAGAGAAGCGCGCATTCAGCAACGCCAGCGGCGCGGGCGCAGAGGTTATCCCCACGCAGACCGCAAACGAGATCATTAGCAAGGTGAAAACGCTTGCGCCCATGCTGAACGAAGTTACCCTTCTTCACGTCAAGGGCGCTGTAAAGTTCGCGATCGAAGGCACGAACAACGCCGCCGCAATTCATACCGAGAACGCGGCTATTACCGCCGCCGCCGACACGCTGACCACCGTTTCCCTTTCCGGCTATGAGATCGTCAAGCTGGTTCAGATTTCCGATACTGTAATGACTATGAGCATTACCGCGTTTGAAAGCTGGATCGTCAATATGCTGGCGGAAGCGATCGCCCGCAAAGTCGAAGATTTGCTTATCAACGGAACGGGTACTTCTCAGCCGAAGGGCATTGACAAGGCGAACACTTGGGGCGCGGCGAACAGCGTTTCCGTTGGCGCTTCCGCTTCTCTTACCGCCGCAAATGTGCAGGCGCTGATCGGGCTTCTGCCTTCCGGCTACGACCGCAACGGCAAGTTTGTTATGAACAAGAAAACCTTGTTCACCGACTTCATGCCGTTGCAGGACAACAGCAAAAATCACATTGTATCCGTTCAGAACAACGCATACTTTGTGTACGGCTATCCCGTTCTTCTGTCCGACTATGTGGCGGATCACGAAGCCTTCTTGGGCGACTTCAAGAAGGTTTGTGCGAACCTTGCCGAAAATATCGGCGTGAAGAGCGCATACGACATCGACACCAACAGTTACAAATACAGCGGTATCGCGATCTTCGATTGCGCGCCCGCGATCGGCGAAGCTATCGTAAAGCTGGTTAAGGCGACCGCCTAATAACGGGAGGGCTTGAAAATGCTTGACAAGGTAAAGCTGGCGTTGCGATTGAGCGGGACGGCGCTTGACGGCGAAGTTTCCGATCTCATAGACGCGGCGATCGCTGATCTTCGCCTTGTCGGTATCAACGTTCCGGCGGAAGCGGGATCGTCCAGTAAAACGCTGGGCGATCCCCTTCTTGATCGGGCGGTTGTGCTTTATGCAAAGGCAGAATTCGGCTTCAATGACGACGCGGAGCGTTACCGCAACGCATACGATTATTTGAAGTGCGCGTTGTCGCTGACCGCTGATTATACCGAAGAAAGCGAGGGCGGATAAATGAGATGGGGCGAACAAATAACCTTGATCGCCTTGTCCGATCCTTCGCCGCGCACGAATGAACACGGCTTCCCCGCCGTCCGCGCAGAAACCGCGACAACGGTTTTCGCCGATAAAAAATCCGTGGGCTTTTCGGAGTTCTACGAGGCGCAACAGGCGGGCTATACAACGGAAATAAAGTTCGATGTTCATTCCTTCGAGTATGAGGAACAGCAGATCGTGGAATATCCCGTTTCGAGCGGGAAGCGGTATCGCGTCCTTCGCACGTACACGCACGGAAACGGAGAATTTACCGAATTGACGCTGGTTAATCTTCCGGAAGCGGAAGGGGGCGGCGGCAATGGCGAAATTTAACGTTGTAGGGCTTGACGACGTACAAGAAGCAATGCTTCGGCAAGAGGCGATCACCGAAGAAGCCGTGCCGGAAATGCTCAAAGCGGGCGGCGCAGTCATGCAGAAGGCACAGCAGGAAGAGATCAAGACAAGGTTTAACAGCAGACGAAGCACGGGGGCGCTTCTTGCGTCCATCAAAGTATCCGCCGTGAAAGAGATCGACGGCGGGAAACGGGTTGAAATCTACCCGAACGGAAAGGACAAGCACGGAGTACGCAACGCAGAAAAAGGCTTCGTCCTTAATTACGGGCGTTCCAATATGCCCGCGCGCCCGTGGTTCACGGCGGCGAATGAAAAAGCGGCGGACGAAGTAGTTTCAGAAATGCGCCGCGTATGGGAGGAAAAGCAAAATGAACGTTGACAGCTTATTGAAAGCGGAGCTTGACAAGCTGGGCGTTCCCGTCGAACGCCTTAAATACGGCGGGAAGGCGGCTTGCTTTATCGTCTATCAGCTTGTCGTGGGGCGCGGCACGTTCTTTTCAGACGATGAAGAGGGCGCGCAGGAATTCACGTATCAAGTACACGTCTATTCAAAAACGGATTACTTCGACCTTCTCCAGCGCCTTGTGGCGGGGCTGAAAGCGGCGGGGTTCTATGCGATCACGATAGACGCGGAAACATACGAACAGGACACGGGATATTACCATATTCCCGTTGAAATCAAGTATATGGAGGTATAACAATATGGCTACAATCGGATTGCGCGATCTTTATCGCGCGCCCATTACGACCGGAACGGACGGCGCGGAAACTTACGGAACGCCCGTCCGCATGGCGAAGGCGATTTCGGCAGAGCTTTCCGTGGAGGTTGCCGAAGCGATCCTTTACGCCGACGACGGCGCGGACGAAGTTGTAAAAGAATTCGTATCCGGAGAAATCACGCTGAACGTGAACGATCTGCTTCCGGCTGACCTTGCCGCCCTGCTTGGGCAGACACAGGACGCTGACAAGGTTGTTTACGGTGCAGACACGGACGAAGCGCCGTATTTCGCAATCGGATTCCGCGCGAAGAAGGCGGGCGGAACGTACAAGTACATTTGGCTTTATAAAGTCAAGTTTGCCGTTCCAGACGAAAACTACACCACGAAGGGCGACAGTATCGAATTTACCACGCCGGAGATCGCCGGACAGTTCATCAAGCGTCCCGACGGCTTGTGGAAGGCGGAACACGTCGCAGAGCCTACGAACAGCGTGGCGGCGGCTTGGTTCACTTCCGTTCGTGAACCGAACAACGCGGGCGGTTAATCGAAAACTGAAAGGAGGAACGGCGGGGAGCTTGAAGAGGGCTTCCCGCCTTATTCTATTATGAGCGCAATTAAAGACGGACGTTTCCCGATCATGCTGGACAAGGAAAGACACCTTCTTTTCAGTCTGAACGCGATTGACGAAATGCAAGACAGATTCGGCGGCTTCGATCGCCTTGATACCGTGCTTTCCGGCAAGGACAGCATTAAAAACCTTCGCTGGCTTTTGACCGTGCTTTTGAATGAGGGCGCGGCGGACGGCGAAGAACCGCTTACCGAAAAACAGGTGGGCAAGCTCATTCACACGGGCAATTTCGCCGAAGTCAAAACGGCGATCTTCAAATCCTTCTCTATGGGCAACACCGGATCGCCCGAACCGCCAGAACGGGACGAAGAGGACGACGAAGAAGAGGACATCGAAAAAAACGCGACAGCGGGCAAGGAATAATTGACCTTGCCCGCCTTCTTTATATCGGCGTAACGCTTCTTCGGTGGAGCGAAGCCGAAGTATGGCGTATGACACCGTATAAAATTTTGACGCTTTTCAAAATTCACCGTGAATTCAATCCGGATCGGTTCAAGCCCGTTCCGAAAGAAGTTGATATTGACGACGTGTTAGGGGGGTTATAGATGGCAAAAGAAGAGCAGATCAAAACATCAATCGACCTTACGGGCGAAAAAGAGTATCGCGCCGCTTGCACAAATATAAATTCCTCCCTTCGCGAAATCGGATCGGAAATGAAGCTGACAACGGCAGAATTCGCGGACAACGCCGACAGCGTGGAAGCGCTGACCGCAAAACAAAAGCTATTGCAAAAGCAGTTCGACGAACAGGCGAAGAAGGCGGAAGCGGCAGAAAAGGCATTGAAGAAAATGCGCGATAACGGCATTGAACCGACCGATCCCGCATATCAGAAAATGCAAACGAACCTAAACAACACAAAAGCCGACATGGTAAAAATTCAACGGGAAATCGACGACACTTCCAAAAAGCTGAAAAGCTCAAAGGTGGATTGGGAGAGCGTCGGCGAAACCGTCGGCAAAGTCGGAAAAGCGATCGGCGCGGCTTGCGCGGCAATGGGCGCGGCGGTTGTTTCAGCGGGTGCGGCATTCTTCGGGCTTGCCGAAGAAACACGCGAAGCCCGCGAAAACATGGGCAAACTTGAAACCAGCTTCACGACGGCGGGACATTCGGCGGAGGACGCGAAAAACACCTATACGGAGTTATACGGCGTTCTTGGCGACGACGGACAGGCAACGGAAGCCGCCGCCCACCTTGCGAAGCTGACTACGAATGAAAAAGAGCTTTCGGACTGGACGAATATATGCACGGGCGTTTATGCGACCTTCGGCGACAGTTTGCCGATTGAAGGCTTGACAGAAGCGGCGAACGAAACCGCAAAGACGGGCGCGATCACGGGCAATCTTGCCGACGCGCTGAATTGGGCGGGCGTTTCCGAAGATGATTTTCAAGCGAAACTTGACGCTTGTTCTTCCGAACAGGAACGGCAAGCCCTTATCACGGAAACGTTGAACGGCTTGTATTCCGAAGCGGCGGACAAATACAAAGAGGTAAACGGCGATATTATCGACGCGCAAAAAGCAACGGCAAATCTAAACAGCGCTATGGCGGCGCTGGGCGCGATTGCTGAACCGATCATTACGAAGCTGAAACAGCTTGCGGCGGAGCTTTTGCAGGAAATAACGCCTTTCGTGGAGCTTATCGGGCAAGGCTTGACGGGTGCGCTTTCCGGCGCGGAGAGCGCCGCGCAGGACTTCACAGACGGTTTGCTGGGTATGGTTACGTTCGCGATCGAAAAGCTAACGGAAATGTTGCCGACCTTCCTTGAATTCGCGGTGCAGATGATCGCGAATATCGCAACGGGGATCTCACAGTCGTTCCCGTCGCTCATTCCGTCGCTGGTTCAGCTTGTAACGGATATTGTGCAAGTTTTGATCGACAATATCCCGTTGCTGATTGACGCGGCGTTACAGCTTATCACAGGGCTGGCAGAAGGCATTATAAACGCTATCCCCGTGCTTGTGGCGGCGCTTCCGGAAGTGAAAACAAGTTTGGTTGACGGCTTGCTATCCGCGATCCCACAGATCATTCAAACGGGTATCGACCTTTTGACGGCGTTAATTACTGCCCTTCCGGAGATCATAGCAACGATTGTTGAAGCGATCCCGCAGATCATAGAAGGCATTATCACGGCGCTTCTTGAAAATATCCCGCTTATTATTCAAGCGGGCGTTGATCTTCTTGTCGCGCTCATACAGGCGTTGCCGCAGATTATAACGACGATCGTTCAAGCGATCCCGCAAATCATAAGCGGCATTGTAAACGCGCTGATTTCCTCTATCCCGCAGATCGTACAAGCGGGCGTTCAGCTTTTTGTGGCGCTTATTCAGAATTTGCCGACAATCATAGTTGAGATCGTGAAGGCAGTTCCGCAAATCGTTTCCGGTATCGTACAAGCCTTCGCGTCGCTGGGCGGGGAGCTTGTAAAGGCGGGCGCAAATCTGCTTCACGGCTTGTGGGAAGGTATTTCGAGCGCGGCGGGCTGGCTATGGGAAAAGGTATCCGGCTGGGCTTCGTCCCTTGTATCGGGTATCAAAAACTTCTTCGGCATTCATTCCCCGTCAACGGTTTTCGCAGAAATCGGCGGCAACATGGCGGACGGCGTGGGCGTTGGCTTCACTGACAATATGGACGGTGTAGAAAGCGATATGACCGCCGCAATGGGCGGAGCGGGTGCGCTGACGGCGGCGGAAGCAGTAAACGCCGTGAACAACGGCATTATTGCGAATATTGAAGGCTTGTCCGGAGCGGTGAACGCAATCGTCGAGCGGGTTATAACCGGACTGACAGCGCAAGCCCAGCGGCTTAATCAAGCCGGACAAGACTTTGACAAGAACATAGCTTCCGGCATGGTAACGGCGATCGTACAGATTACGCAGAAAATCCCGCAGATCGTTCAAAGTATCATTACCGCGTTTACGGCGCAACACCAAAAGTTCGTAACCGAAGGAACGAATATTGACAAGAGCATAGCGCAGGGCATGATCGCGGGTATCCCGCAGATCACGGGCAAGGTTGCACAGATTGTTCAACCTATCATTACCGCGCTTCGCTCTTACGTATCGCAGTTCACGGAAGCGGGCGAAGAGATGGTACGCGGCATTTGGCAGGGATTTCAAAATATGTCCGGCTGGCTGGAAAGCCGCGTCCGCTCTATGATGAGGGAAATTGTAGCGGCGGTTGAAGAGGAAATGGACATCAATTCCCCGTCGAAGGTTTTTGCCCGTATTGGTTCGTATATGGCGCAGGGCTTGGGCGAAGGCTTCGCCCGCGAAATGCGCGACGTTGAAAGCTCAATCCGGCGCGAAACGTCGAACGCCGTTCCCGAATTTCGTTCCGGAGAGGGACGCGACAAGCGCGGCGGCGGTACGCCTTCCGTTAATGTTACACAGATCATCAACGCGGAAAATACCAGCTACGCAGAGCAACAGCGGCAGGCGGCGCGGCAGTTCCGGCAGATTGCGCGGGAGGTAATGGCATGAGAACACAAGAAAAATTGATCTACACGAACGAGCGCGGGGAAAGCATAGAGTTTTCCCCCGCTTCTTTGTATCACGTTAATTTCAAGGACGTTACCGGACTTTCCGACGTGCGGAACGCTATTTACAGCACAAACAGCATGGGGCAGGACGGCGACACGTACTTGGGCTATCGGATCGAAAGCCGCGATATTGACATCGTGGGACACATCAAGGAGCGGGACAAGCAAGCGGCGCAGAACCTACGCCGGAAGCTGAACCGCGTATTAAATCCGCAGTACGAAGCGACGTTGACATACGTTTTCGGCGACTTTAAGCGGGTGATCGGGTGCAAGATCGACGACGCGCCGATCTTCGCGCGAAAGCCGATCTTCGAGCAATTCACGGTAAATCTTTCATGCCTTAATCCATTTTGGAGAGAGGAAACGGAAACGCGGGCGGACATAGCAACATGGATCGGCGGCTTTGAATTCCCCGTTCCGGACGGGCTGGAGCTTTACGACGGGTGGGAAATCGGCTACCGCCAGCCGTCGCTGATTGTGAACGTCTACAATTCCGGCGACGTGAAAAGCGGTATCCGGATCGAGTTCCGCGCGATCGGCGCGGTTACAAATCCGGTATTGCTGAACGTTGACACGCGGGAATTTATCAAGCTGAATATTTCGCTTGTAGCGGGCGACGTTTTAACCGTTTCCACGGGCTACGGTGAAAAATCCGTGAAGCTGAACCGTGGCGGCGTAACAAGCGACGCGTTCCGCTATCTCGATGTAGATAGTTCGTATTTGCAGATCGCCGTGGGCGACAATCTCTTCCGCTATTCGGCGGACGCGAACGCGGAAAATCTCGAAGTTTCGATCTATCACAATAATCTGTATTTGGGGGTGTAGCGGTGGAATTGTACGTTTATAGCCGCGATATGACGCTTCAAGGGATCGTCGAAAAGATTTCGTCATTGATATGGACGCGGCGATATTGGAGTTGCGGCGAATTCAAATTGCTTGTCCCCTTCACAGAGGATCACGCCCGCTTGCTGGTAAAGAAAAATATCATCATCAAGCGCGGCGGCAACGAAGCGGCGGAAATCCGCTATATTCACATTACGAAGAATTCGCAGGGCATGGAGGAAATAGAGGTTCAAGGCAAGTTCCTTCTTTCGTGGATCGGCAAACGGATTTTGACAAATCAGATCATCACAAAGGACACAACGCAGAACATTCTATACGAGATTATCCGGCAGACTTGCACGGCGGCGGGAGAAACGCGCAATATCCCGAATTTCAGCATATCCACGACCGACGCGGACACCGGAAGCGGACAGATTGATTATACTTCCGAACAGTACATAAACGCCCTTCTTGCGGCGGAAACGGCGGCGAAGGCGGCAAAGCTGGGTATTCGGGTTCTGACAAACGCCCGCACGGGCAAGCATACCTTTTCCGTTTATGAAGGGCGCGACCTTACGGCGGGCAACGCCGCAGGGAACGCGCCTTGTATCTTCTCACAGGAATTTGACAACATCGTGGAACAGGAATACACGAACAGCGTTGAAAACCTTAAAACAACGGCATACGTCGGCGGAGAGGAAAAAGAAGGCGTTGCGCGGAAGATCGCCGAAGTGGGCGGATCGGCAGCAGGATTGGAGCGGGACGAAGTTTTCATCAATGCAACGGACATCGTGCAGGAATATGAGGACGAAAACCAGCAGACGATCACGCTTACAAACGCGCAGTATTTAGCGCTTCTTTCCGCGCGCGGCGCTTCGGAGCTTGAACAATACGCGGAAACGCTTGCTTTCGGATCGAAGATCAACACGAACGCGAATTTGAAGTACGGCACGGATTACGACTTGGGCGATCGGGTAACGTGTATCAACAAGCGCTGGAACGTCCGCATTGACGTTCGCATAACGGAGATCGCGGAAACCTACGAAACCAGCGGTGAAGAAATAGATATTACCTTCGGCGAGAGCTTGCCCGCGCTTCTGACGCAAATTCGGCAGATTACGAAATAAAGGAGGGCTTCACAGCATGGAAAAATCAAGTTTCTTCAACAGTGTTTCGCACGATCGCACATACAAGGCGGAGGACTGGGCGGAATACTTCGCTTCGTTCATCGGGAACGGCGTTTTCCCGTCCCCTTCGACGGGGCTTCAAGTCGTCGCAGACAATGAAATGACGCTGAACGTAAAAACGGGCAAAGCGTGGATCAATGGCTATTTCTATTACAACACGGGCGATCTTGCCGTAACGCTTGATACGGCGGACGGGCAGTTGAACCGCATTGATCGCGTTGTCGTGCGCTGGGATTTGACAAACCGCGTTATGTCGGTGAAGGTGAAATCTTCTTCGTTCAGCGCGTCCCCTACCGCGCCCGCATTGCAGAGGGACGCGGATATTTACGAGCTTGCGCTGGCGGACATCTATGTGGGCGCGGGCGTAACGTCAATCACACAGAGTAAGATCACGGATCAGCGCTTGAATACGTCGCTTTGCGGCGTTGTCGCCGCCGTCGTTCAGCAGATCGACACCGAAGCATTTAACGCACAGCTTCAAGCGTGGTTTTCTGAATATCAATCCCTTTCGGCGGCGGAGTACAACACGCTTGTTTCGTATATGAATTCGCTGAAATTGCAGGGCAACACGCAGTACGACGCGTTCGAGCAACACATGGCGGACTTTGAAACACAGGCGGCGGCAGACTTCAACGCATGGTTTAACGGCTTGCAAAGCGTCCTTGACGATAACGCGGCGACAAACCTTCTCAATATCACAAACGCGCTGGGCGCGCGGGTGGATATGTTGGAAGCCGTGCTTTTCAATGATATTACGGCAAATCCGTTCTTGATCCTCTTTGACGATCTCAACGGCGTAACGTCTACGGGCATTTGGAACGAGAGTTTGCAGAGGATCGAATGTTGACGCGGTACGCTTGCACGGCGGCGGAACTGTCGTGCGTGATCGGAAACATCTTCGCGGAGCTTTCCCCGCCGTGCGCGGCTTGTGGCGCGGAGGTATTGCAGATCACAGGAACAACAGTAACAGGCAATGCGGCAACGCTGACCGTTACCGAAGCGGGCTTCGATTTCGACGGGTGCGCCGACGATACCGCTATGATCGAGCGAATGCGGAAAGGACGGTGCATATATGCAAAGACCGGAGCGGGAGCGGAAAGAACAGACAGAATTCAACGTGATTGTGAAGGCGAAAGACCTTGTAAAGCACACCTTCACGATCACAAATTCAACGGAACGTTACCCGAAGAAATACCGCTTCACGCTTGTAAACAGGATACAGGATAAAGCGGTGGATATTTACGAATGCGTCCTTGAAGCGAATGAATTAGACCTTCGGGACGCGCAGGAATTCAGACAACGGCAGAAGCTACAAGCAAAGGCGCTGACCTATTGCAAGGAGCTTCTGTTTTTCATAGAGCTTTCGCAGGAAATGGGCTTTATTTCTATGAGCAGTTGCGAATATTGGTCAAAACTTGCGCTTGAAGTGAAGTACATGACGACCGCGTGGAAGAAGCGGGACAAAACGAGAGCTTGAAAACCGTTCGGGGTACATCTTGATACGCCTAATTCGTCGAACGCCTACAACGTCCGCAACGTCAATTCGGACGGCACGTTGAACAACAACAACGCTTACAACGGGAACAGGGGCGTTCGCCCGCTTCGGTGGACTATGTGAACGAGTAGGCGCAAGCCGAAAGCAGAATACCACCATCAAAGGAAGGTGTATCCCGTCGCCGCTATCCACGGCGGGGACAAATACAGGATCGCCGATACCGGAGCATACCGCGCGGCGGCTGGCAAAGGTTACACACAGCGAGGAATTTTTATTATGACAGATTTTGAAAAGATATACAGCTTTGAAAGCCTATACAATGCCTACCGAAAGGCGCGGCAAGGCAAGAGGTGGAAAGGAGCGGCGGCAAAGTTTGAAGTTAATCTTCTTGAAGCGCTGAACCTATTAAGCGCGCAGATCAGAACAAAGCGCTATACCATGTCCCCGTATAACACGTTCGAGGTATACGAGCCGAAGCGCCGCGTGGTTATGTCGAACAGCTACAGAGACAAGGTTGTTCAACATTCGCTTTGCGATAACGTGCTTGAACCGATTTTAACACGATCGTTCATTCGTGATAACTACGCGTCGCAGGTGGGAAAAGGTACGCATTACGGGTTAGACAGGCTTCAAGAGTTCATGCGGAGGTTTTACAGGAAGAATGGAATTGACGGCTGGATACTGAAAGGCGATATTTCAAAGTATTTCTATTCGATCCGGCATGACGTTTTGAAAACCTTAATCCGCGCGAAGATTTCCGATCCGGACGTTTTGTGGCTTGTCGATCTTATCATCGACAGCACAGAAGGCAACGTCGGAGTACCGATCGGCAATCAAACTTCACAGCTTTTCGCCCTTCTCTACCTTGACGGGCTGGATCACTTCGTAAAGGAAAAGCTGGGTATCAAATATTACGGGCGCTATATGGACGACTTCTTTTTGATCCATCACGACAAAGCCTATTTGCAGGAATGCCGGAAGCGGATTGAAGCGTTTGTACAGGCGCGCGGGCTTTCGCTGAACGCGAAAACGAATATCTTTCCCTTGAAACACGGCGTTGATTTCTTGGGCTTTCATACATACTTGACCGAAAGCGGCGCGGTGATCCGCAAGGTGCGCCGCCGGAGCAAGAACAATATGAAGCGGAAGTTAAAGAAACTTGCCGCCCTTTACGCGGCGGGACGGATCGACGCAAAAACCGTCGAACAATCCTATCAAAGCTGGAGGGGACACGCCGAAAAGGGAAACAGCTATCATTTGATCCGGAAAACAGATCAGTATTTCAACGACTTGTTCGGGAAATCCGAACAGGCGGAAGCCGCAACGGGGACACTTCCTTGCGGCGAAATCAAATGTTGCGAATGCCCGTACTATCACGAAAGCTATTTTTGCGGATACATTACAAGCTATTGCGATATATTCGGGAGTTTCGACAATTTCTAAAAACCAAAGGAGGCGGCACAATGTCAAAAACATTAGGCAGTTTGGCGGTGGGCGCGAAGATTGAAGTTCCGGTTCTTTCGGCGTATCAATCGCGCTTCGGAACGAAGATCGTTTTCAAGATCGCCGACAAGAACCACAGCGGCTACCCGTCGAATTCTGTAACGCTGATTACGGAAAAGATCATTCAGTTAATGTGCTTCGACGCGAAGGAAGCGTCGAACAGCAACAGCGACCGCAAGAGCTACGGCAATAACCGCTATTTGCATTCTAATATTCTGCAATGGCTGAACAGCAACGCGGCGGCGGGCAAATGGTACAGCGCGAAGCACAGCGCGGACGCGTCGCCCACAAACGCGAACGTATGGAACAATTACAACGAATACGACGCGTGGGCGGGCTTCCTTGCTATGCTTGATCCGAAGTTCGTTGCGGAGCTTCTCGACACAACGCAGACCGTCGCAAGAAATACCGTTACCGACGGCGGCAGTTATGAAACGGTAACGTCAAAAATGTTCCTTCCGTCCACCACCGAAGTGGGGCTTGCGAATGAAAACAGCATTGCCGAAGGTTCGCTTCTTGCCCTATTCAGCAATGACGCTTCCCGCGTCGCTTATCCCACGGCGGAGTGTGTGAGCAATTCGGAGTATACGAACACGAATTTCACCACGGCAAAGGGCTGGTATTGGTGGCTTAGAACGCCTAATTCGTCGTACGCCTACGACGTCCGCTACGTCAATTCGGACGGCACGTTGAACTACTTCAGCGCTTACTTCGGGGACGGGGGCGTTCGCCCGCTTTGTAATCTTTCATCTTCAATCTTGGTATCTGATACCACGAACGCAGACGGAAATTATACGGTAATCTACAATTCCGCTCCTACCGCGCCGCCCAGCATTACCGTTCCGGCGACGGCGTACAGCGGGCAGAACATCAACGTTTCTTGCGCGGCGGCGACCGATCCGGACGGCGACGCGCTGACCTATTGTTTCGAGCGTTCCTACAACAGCGGAGCGTGGACACAGGTTCAAGCGTCCGCAAGCAGGGCGTTCACGGAAGCGGTATCGACCGCGTGGAACACGTTAAAATACCGCGTCCGTGCGAAGGACAGCTATGGCAATTATTCCGCATACACAACGGGCGGCGACATTGCCGTAATTCATAACCAGCCGCCCGCGATTTCCGGCGGCAACGCCGATCTTGGCACGAAGCGCGGGGATTTCACCTATCAATACAGCGTAACCGATCCGGACGGCGACGTGGTGAACATCGTTGAAAAGATCGACGGAAAGACAATCGCGACGAAGAACGGGATCACGCTGGGCGCGACGCTGACGCTTTCCGTCGCCGGAAACACCTTCACGGCGCTTACGAACGCACAGCACACGATCACGATTACGGCGACCGACAGCGCAGGAAACAACGCCGTCCGGACGCTGACGTTCACAAAGTCGATCGCGGGCTTCGTTATCACGCTTTCCGCGCCGCTGGAAGCAGACACACAGCCGACGCGCGCGAACATCAAAGTAACGCGCGATATTCCGGCGGGCGGCACGTTCAAGGTTGAAGCCACGAACAATCCGTTTGACGCGTCCCCCGTTTGGGAGGATTGCACGAACGCGGTTATTCAAGGCGTTGCACACGTTTTTACAAACAAGCTCAACACGGCGGCGCAATACGGATTGAATATCCGCGTAACCGTCGAGCGTGGCGACGCGCTGACCGCTTGCTGGGTATCAGGGATCGGGGGGAATTTTGAATGAGTGTAGCACATAAAAAAGGCAGCGGAGCTTCCGCCGAAATCGAAAAGGACGTTCGGGAAGTCAAAGCGGCGGGAGAGAAAACCGCCGCTTTGCTTGCCCTTTCCTTCAAAGCGCAGATCGCACAGGATCGCGCCGCCGGAACGAATATCATTTCTGACGCGGTGATCCTGCAATCGGCGGAAGTGATCGAGTATGACGGCTTCAAGGACAATCACGCGTACACCGTCGGCGAAATCTTCAAGCACAACGGCTTGTATTTCGAGGTTATCGCGGCGCACACGTCAAACGCGGCGGCTTATCCCGTCGAAACGACCTTCGCATACTACCGCTTGATCGAGCTTTCCGCCGCCGGAACGCTTGACGATCCGATCCCGTATCCGGAAACGGAAGGGATCGTCGTTAATGTCGTTTCCGGCTTATATTACAGCTACAAAGGCGCGGTATACCTTGCGAAAGCGGATATGCCGAATTGTGTTTATCCGCCGGATACGGCGGGCTTGTGGCAATGGGAACAGGTAACTTGACAGGAAGGAGGAACGGCGCATGAACGAAGGCATTTTAACCGCCCTTTCCGTCATAAGCACGATTTGCGCGATCGTGTTCGGCTATGTCGCATTCGTCCGCAACAGGGACAGCGACAAGCAGAAGGAAGCGAAGAGCGACGCAACAATTCTTACCGAATTGGGCTACATTAAAGGCGGCATTGACGACGTAAAGGCGGAACAGCGGGAACAGCGAAAGACAAATACGGATTTTGTCGGAAGGCTTGTTTCCGTCGAAGCGTCGGCAAAACAGGCGCACAAACGAATTGACCATATCGAACAGCAAATGGATCAAACAAAGTAACACCAACGGCGGCGGGGGCTTCCCCGCCGCTTTCCGCTATTGAAGGAGGTTCAGCAATGAGCAATAGCAAACTTGTATCATACACGAAGATTTCACCAAACCGGACAAGCCCGCGAACGCACGAAATCGACACAATTACAATTCATTGCGTCGTCGGGCAATGTTCCGTTGAAACGCTGGGGAACGTCTTTGCGCCGACTTCGCGGCAAGCGTCGAGCAATTACGGGATCGGTTATGATGGCAAAATTGGAATGTATGTCGAAGAAAAAGATCGTTCGTGGTGCAGTTCAAACGCGGCGAACGACCACCGCGCAATCACGATCGAGGTTGCAAGCGACACAAAAAGCCCTTACGCCGTCAACAATAAAGCATATGCGGCGCTTCTTGATCTTGTCGAAGATATTTGCCGCCGGAACGGGATCAAAAAGCTGGTATGGAGTACGAACAAAAGCGACCGCGTGAACCACAAGAACGGTTGCAACATGACTGTTCACAGAGATTACGCGAATAAATCTTGCCCCGGCGATTATCTGTATAACCGCCACGGCGCGATCGCGGCAGAGGTAAACAAGCGGCTGGGCGTTGCTACGGAAACGCCGAAGCCGCAGGACGGCGCGAAGAACCTTTACCGCGTACAGCTTGGGGCGTTCGAGAAGAAGGACAACGCAACGGCATTCGCGGCAAAGCTGAAAAAGGAAGGCTTCGATACCTACATCGTGCAGATCGGCAAGTATTACAAGGTTCAAGTGGGCGCGTTCAGCGTCAAGAAGAACGCCGAAGCCATGCTGGAGAAGCTGAAAGAGGCGGGACACGACGACGCATTTATAACCTATTCCGGCACGTCCGGCGGGACGGCTTCAAAGAAAATTGAAGAGGGCGACAAAGTGCGCGTAAAGCAGGGCGCGAAAACCTACACAGGCGGAAGCCTTGCTTCCTTCGTCTATTCCCGCGATCACATCGTCAAGGAGCTTTCCGGCAAGCGCGCCGTTATCACCTACGGCGGCGTTGTGGTGGCGGCGGTGAACGTTGACGATCTAACGCTTGTTTAACACACGCACAACGCACGGTATGCGTTGCACAACGCGCGCCGTGCGTTAATTGCGCTATGAAAGGGGGACGCAATGAAACTTCATTCTTCGAGCGGGAAGCGGACGGCGAAGCGCCGCTTCTTCAAAGCTGACGAACGCTTCGCAACAAAAGCCGTTATTGTGATCGCGGTTACAACGGCGGCTTTCATCGTCGCGCAGTACGTTTCGTTCCTTATCACACAGCAGGAACAAACCGTTTTGATCGAATGGTATTTCCGCGCCGTCGTGATTGAGTGCGGCGCAATGATGTTAAAACGCATTGCCGAAGTGATCGTCGGCAGGATTAAGAAAAAAGAAAACATCGAAACAACAGAAAGCGAGGATACAAACAATGACTATTGATCTTACCAGCATTGCAAACGCCGTGATTGCTCTTGTCGCGGCTATCGTTACCGCCTTCGTGATCCCGTGGATCAGAAGCAAGACGACCGCCGCACAGTTTGACAAAATCAAAATGTGGGTAACGGTTGCCGTCGAAGCCGCCGAACAGCTTTACACCGGAAGCGGCAGGGGCGCAGAGAAGAAAGCATACGTCGTGGAATTTCTGAATAAAAAGGGCTTCAAGATCGACGCGGAAACGCTGGATAAACTGATTGAAGCCGCCGTCTTTAATCTTCCGGATTATTTCGCCGTGGCGGGCATTCCGGCGGAGAGCGCCGAACAGTAAATAATAACACGGCGGATCGCCCTTCCCCTTTCAGCCTTCCGCCGTATAAAGAACGATCCCCCGTGCGGGCTTTCGAGCCTTCACGGGGGATTTTTTTGTTTGGTTCATTTCTTACGGAAACGGATCGTGATTTCCGCGCCGTAAATATCACTTGCGCCGCAATACGCTTCGATATGCGTTACACCGTCGCAACGATCGAAGTTATCTTCAAGGAATTGCGCGTGTTCGGCGGGGACGTATCCGGCTATTTCGCCATTCAGAAGAACGGCAAAAGCGGGCTTCCCTTCGTATTCGCCGCGATCAAGGGCGACTTCGGCTTCCTCCTTGTCAAAGGGCGCGTCCTTCCAGTATAAGCGGCGTAAAATTGTTTGTCGGCTTTTCCGCCCGTCCTTAAAGGTAACGCCCGCGATCTTTGTTCTTATAAATTCATACGGGCTTTCCGTCGGCGCGGCTTCGGAAGGTTTCACACGTCCGACGGGGGCGCTTTTCGGAGCGGGCGCGGCTTCCCGCTTTTTGATGGGCTTTTTCCATTGGCGATAGCCGAAAAACGCAAGTACAGCGGCAATCACCATGCCGGAAATAAATTCGCCGATCCCGTCCGGAAGAAACGTGAAAGAGCATATCAAAAAAAGCGCGGCGGCTACAAAAAGGACAATAGATGATTTCTTCATGCGTGGTTCTCTCCCTCTATTTGTAAACTTTCGGTAAAGGTTTTCCCATTCTGACCTTTAACACAATTATACGCGATCTATGCGCTAAAATCAAGAATAAAGCAGAATATTTACACACCGTTTGCAAATAATCAGAATGAAGAGGGCTTCGGGCATGAAGATATACGATTACAACGGAAAGAAGAACATTTGCGGCGACCGATTGCGCGAAGCCCGCGTTGTCAAGCGGCTTCGGCAAGAGGATTTAGCCGCGCAAATACAGTTGAAGGGGATCAACATGGAGCGGGACAGCATAAGCCGAATAGAGATCGGAACGCGCTTCGTATCGGATTTTGAATTGAAAATCTTTGCGGAAGTGCTTGGCGTTTCGGTAAATTGGCTTTTAGGCATAGACGAATAACGGCGGCGGGATTGCCCGTCGCCGATTTTTTTAATTTTATTCTTCTTTTTTCTGAAAACCCCTTGACATTGTACGACAAATGACGTATAATAAAATCACAGGCAAGGGGAAGCCGAGTAACAAAGAAAGGAGCGACACCACAAGAAAGGGGGTGCGACAGTTGACCGAAGAGCAAATAAAAGAACTGCTTGAACTTCTAAAGAAGGCGATTGAAAGTGAAACGGTGGAGCGTATCACAATCAGCATAAAGCCTAACAAACAGAAGCCCAAACAGTCCTAACCGATCGGCGGCGGGTATCCCCGCCCGTCGCCTTTATTATAACCATAAAACAAGAAAAAGTCAAGGGAGGTTCAGCGCGTGGAAATTAGCGTGAAAATTTCGTACAAGAACGAGAAATTACAGAGTGCAAGGCAAACGGCTGGTATGTCGCAATCACAGCTTGCGCGCGCGGCAGGAATATCCGTGCGCGTCCTGCAAGACTACGAACGCGGCGCGCGCGACATCAGCGGGGCGAAGCTGGCAACGCTTCTTAAACTTTGCAACGCCCTTCATTGTGAGTTGCAGGACATTATAGCCGATCCGGAAACGATCGAGCTTTTAGACACTTACGAAAAAAGCAAATAATCATCGGCGGCGGGCGGCAGAAATGCCGCCCTTTTTTCATTTTCGGGAGCAGGAGGAAGAACAATGCACAAACACTTAACATGGACGGATCG